CTCAATCTTGAAGTACAGCCTAATAGACGAGTATATAAAGAATAAGTGACGCCAAGTAGAGATGCTCAATAACCATTCCGTTATCGAGTCTTATAACATCTACAAGCCGCAACCACTTACTACAAAATTATAAACCTTCTATTAGTCGCACAACTGTCATGATTGTCAACCCCCTTCGAACAACTACGACTAGGACCGCTTTCACGACCCTACTTCCTTAACAGGAATCGATGGGCGAACTGAATCCGTATCCAGTCAAATTCTGGTATTTCTAATCTTCATTAGAGCCAAAAGGTGAAAATCTAAATGACGAAGACGTTATAGTCGTATTTGCAATTTGGACGGAAAGATCATCTCCTTCGTTCGCCTCGATATACCAATTGCCTACAGCAACTGTTCCCGCTGAGTTATTCGCGTAACCTAAAATGTTAAGCGTACTCACACCAGTAACAGTCGTAGAGCCTAAATCGGTACCTTCAAGATCGACACCTAGGAGTCCTTTAAAGCTTTGATTGAATGTAAATGCAGTCGTAGATGAAGGTGTACTGCCAAAACTGGCAGCACTTACAGCAAGTGTACCTTCATACGAACTAGCAGGTGCACTATTCGAAGTCCCTTTGAATAGTCCCCAAGATACATTCATCAAATTAGGATCGCCAATTTGCGGAGTATAAAGTGTAATATCATAATCAATAGAAATCCCCCCAATCAGGTTACTGGAGTCTTGTCCAGACTTACAGACAAATAAATTACATACATCATAAATAGGTAGACTAGACCCGGATGGAAGATTTCCACTCCTAGTGAGAAACTGTTTTCGTTTCTTAAGGTCTTGGGGAGCCGCTTTAAAAACAAGCTGCTCTGACCAGGTCGGACCTTTTACTGTATGTCTGTAATTCATAACCTGCAACTTAGACTTTGGAGCTTCATCGCTAGCATCATAATCGACTGCTAGAATTACTGTTCCAGGTGCTGAGGTAGGGGCTTCGGTTTCGAAAATGATATTCATTTTATCTACAGAATACGACTCATAAAGATTACCCATAAAGGATAACCAAGGAAAAGTTTGCTTCAAGCCTGGATTAATTGCGAATTTATCAACCTCGAATACAGGGGATCCATAAAGATCACCAATATATTCGCGATGTTGTATTTTCACAGTTCCATTGCTTGAGCGAACCCTTGGTCCTCCCTGACGGGTAACTTTAGTCTTCGCGACAGGAACTGACACTGTCTTTGATTGTTGTTGGTTTCTACCACCTTTCTTCATGTTCTCGAGTATGGGATCCCTGTGAGAACGAACAGGGACTGTACATCCTGGGAAACTCGAAAGAGCACACCCGTGCAGTCTCTCGGCATTTTGTTTAGCACGGAACTATTAAGGTAACGAAGAGCTACCACCGTTTTGGGTGATTTAATTCCCAGAACCCCATATATGAACTTAACTGTTCAATTATCTTATATGGAAAGCTTAAGTACTTAGTAGAAACTTTTCCTTTGCTAAAAGAATGCTTAAATGACCTAAAGAGATCTTTAGGAAATCTCACACTCATACCTCGATCGTCACCCTGAGGTGTATCGATCAAGATATTACCATGTAAGTAATCGCCAGAAAGCTCATACTTTCGCGGTTCACACTCAAGACGAGAGCAAACATGATACTTTGGCACTACCCTATAGTTACCAAAATGGTAAAGAGATGTGTCTATAGAATTCGTTTTCACTTTAGGGAAAAGAACAATTGTTCCCTTTAGTGCCGGATCGGCCGAAGAGAAATCTTGGCGCTGATAATTATAAAGAAACTCTGCAAAGTTTCTCTGAAGACGAGTTGTTTTGAGCGGGATTTCCTCGTAATGAGTAAAACCTAACCCAGACAACTTGTGATCAAAGAAAACATTGAAGAGTCCCTTAAAGGTCAATGAAGAGATCCACTTCTTATGATAGTGAAAGAAGCGACGATGGGCCCGAAGTTTATTCTTCGCCCCCCATAGGACAAAATTATAATAATCCCAAATGGGCGTAATATCATCAATCTTCCCAAGTTTAGATTGACCTGTTAGAAGGCCAACATTAAACCAAGGAATTTCAACCATATTACTAGTAAAACCCATGGAATTAATCATCATAAAGGATGATGAAATATAATTTTTTCCTACGGAGAGTTCAAAACCAACCTCTTTAGCAATCTCTTTCCAGACCTGATAATGGACAGTATTCGATTTAAAGAGAACATCATCACCGTTAACAAGAACGGGCAATTCCGAAGGCTCATAAGCTTCTTTAGAGTACTCCTCCAGAGAAATCCAGTAAACTAAAAAGTTCACCAAGCATAAAATAGGAAAGCTTAGGGTAGAACCCATAAGCTGACCTCTTTGTTGCTCGAAAGAACTTAGTTCAGGATCCTCAAGTGGATACTCTAAAGTATGCTCATAAAGAACTTCTCGAAGAATTTGCTTATACTCCTCATCAAGCGAGTATAATGATAAAAGTTTCTCAAAACAAACACGAGTATACTGTATCTTTAAATTATCAGTCGCAGATTTATAATCTCCGGAAATATATAATTCGAATTCTTTCCTACTTTTGTCTAAAATGTCCGTGATGATTTCAGCAGAAACTGGTTGACCTATTAATGTAAATTGTTTCCAATTTCGTAATAAACGCCAAATCTGTTTCTGAAACCAACGGGAGATCCAGTACTTGTACGTATTACCCTTCGTAATTAATCTCACCTTCAAAGGTTCTCTTATAGCATGAACTTTCGCCCTCTTATGGACGAAATCTATAAGATCTTCTTGATGATTTGGTTCTAAACCTAAATCGTCAAAAATTTTTGAACTAAGATTATGACGAACAGATTTACCGGTAAAAAGTAAATCTTTAAACGAAGAGTAATTATACTTTCCTCGAATCTCCTTAATCACGCCCGGTCGGAACTCAATCATTGAAAGAAGATCTTGATCTCTCTTAACGTTCGATTTGAAGTACAAATCAGAAACGGACCATTGAGTATATGGTCTATTTAAGGGGAACTCAGATTGGAAGAAAATTGTCGCCGCAGCACCACCTCTAGATCTTACGGATTCGTAAGAAGCAGAAGTTGAGGGAGCTAATAAGGTAGGTTCCTTATTACTTATCTTAATATCTCTGAACATACGTTCAAGATAAAGCTCAAATCTACTCACTAGAGATGCACTGCCAGGGGTCGACAAAACCTTCTTATGTTTGAGATAAGATTCTTTAACAAATGATTCCGGGACCATCTTACATCCTCTCTTGACTCCTTGAAGGATACTTAAGAAGAAAGACGTGTTGGCTTTATTATATGAAACCAACCGATTCTTAAGTAATCTCTTAATGGAACCATTGAAAATGTAAGGGGAACAATCAAAAGTAGGAGGTCTTTCAGGAAGCTCGTTCTTTAAATATTTTGCCATAAAAAAACTGGTAAAATACTTAAAATTAGGGACGAAACTCTGAACAGACCAATTAGACATAACTCTGAAAGGCAATAATATGTCTTTGGGGCTAAAATGAAGAAATTTGGGTATTTGATCATAGAGGACTTCAAGTAAAGACCTCACGCCATAAAGCGCGTGAGATACATCACCTGAGAAATCTAATACCATACCAGAAGTTAACTTACAGAAAGAGACAATAGGTGATCCTAGACTCGATTTCCATGAATCCTTTTTTAAAAGACTCATGACATCCCGATCTAAGAT